GGCGGTGGCGGTCTCCACGATCATGCCCGGCTGGACCTGCACCGTTGCGTTCGGCGGCCCGAGGATGGTGGGCGGCAGGCTGACCGCGGTGAACGTGTCGGTTTGCTGGACCTGGGCGACCTGGTTGACCGCATCCCAGCCCTGAAAGTTCACGCTGATCGCAGCGCCGGTGTCGGTGACGGTGACCCGCCCGTACTGCCTGCACTCGTTGCCGTCGTTGTTGTAATAGTTCGTGAACGTCTGCGGATTGTAGGTCGCCTCACCGGTCTGCCGCATCGGCGCGGCACAGTACACCGGGATATTCCCGCCGCCGTTCGCCGCGGAATCCGCTGCGGTGGCCACCGCCACACCGTGGAAGTCACCGTGGATCAGCAGGGCATTCCGGACATTCGCGCGGCTGGCCGTCATGTAGTCGACAATCGACGTCCGCTCCGTCTGGTAACTCCACCATTTGCCGAGCTCATCATCGGCCTCGATCGACGGGACGACGGTGCCGAGCCATTGCGTGTCCGTGATGATGATCTTCAGCGGTTCAGACTTGATCAGCTGCTGCTGCAGCCACGCCAATTGGGCCGGCCCGAGCATCGTCTTGCTGGCGTTGTCGGTATCCGCGCCCGGGGACCTGTCAATGTTGCGGATGTCGAGCATGATGAACCGGACCCGGCCCTGAACCCAGCTCTGGCACAGGCTGTGCACTGGGCTGTTCACCGTGTCGCCGAGGGTGCCCTGGGGGAAGATCTCCTGCGCCGCGAGCAGGTTCGCCGCGGTCCAGGTGTTGTCAGAGTCGTCGTCCACACCGTCAGCGGTGGTGGTGGAGTCATGGTTGGACCGGCAGTAGTAACCCCACGCGGTCCTGGTGATGGGCTCCATCCCGTAAAACCAGCTCATGTACTCGTACGTGCCGATCTGGGACGGCTGATCGTTGAAATTGGGGTCCGCGTACCCGTAATCACCGGTGAAAATGTTCAGGTCGGCGCCCCAGGCGATCCAGTCGTTCAGGGCGGCATCCGGGCCCGGGGTCTCATCCGCGTTGTTGATGCAGCTGGCGACAGCGAACGTGAAACTTTGCGGGGTGCCGGGCGTGGCGAGGGTTTTGATGGTGCCGACGTTCCCGACGGCCATCTCACTGCTGCCGGGCGGGGTGTCGAGCAGCTGGCAGTAGTAGCGGGTGTAGGGACTCAGGCCGGTCACGGTGTGCTTGACGTACCCGTAGGTGTCGGGGATCTGGGCGGCGACGTAGGTGACGTTCTGGGTGAGCCCCGCGTTGGTGGCCACCTTCAGCCTGAGCGATGTGCCCCCGACAGGCTTGGAGATCACGGTGAACCCGGCCGGAGTGGGTGCCCCGGGGATCATCTGCTGAACGACCGCACCGGCCCCGATGTACCCGGTGATGGACACCGCGCAGCCCCACTGCCCCCAGGACAGGCCCGTTTCGGCGAACGTCGCCGCACCGAACCGGACCTGGTTCAGCACCCCGCCGAGGGTGTCCTGGTTCGCCGCTGACGTTTGTGTTTCCGTTGGGGTCGATGACCAGGGGCTTGAGTAGAGTTTGAGCTCGGCCTGCCCAGTGCTGGCATTTGAGGTGACGTAACCCTCGATGCGGAAAAGCTGGTTCAGCGGGATTGTGCTGGTGGTGGTCACGATGACCGTGCCCGAGGTGTTGCGGACACTGATTGTGCCGTTGGTGTTGATCACCACGTCGGCGGCGCGGACGCCGCTGACCAGCATCGAGAACACCTGCTCCGTCGCCGCCGGGTTCGACGGCCAGTACAGGAACACCCGGTACCACTGCTGGGCTGCGGCGTTGACCAGCAGGCCACTTGAGGTCCACATGCCGTAGCAGGGGGTGGTGCCGGTGGTGACGATCCAGCAGAGCTGCAACCCGGAAATGACCGTGTTGCTGTAGGTCATCGCCTGACCGGAGCCGATGCTCACGGTGTCGAACAGGCACCCGTCGGCGGTGCCCAGCGACTGGTATCCCGACGCCGCGGTCGCCGGGACGGTGCCGCCGTTGCTGCCGCCAGCGAAACATTCAGCCAGGACCGGCTGAGTGTCAATAGCCAATTCAGGCGATCCCGAACCAGAGCTGCGCCGCCCCAGTGTTGGTGAGAGCCGAAGGCGTGAACGAGGCAGGCAGGGATGTTTGCTGGGTGCCACCCGGGCTGGCCGGCAGGGCGATCCGGAAGTTCGCCGCGGTGAGGTTCAGGTTCGGGCTGGCAGCACTGGTGTAGGTGAACGGGGACCGCAGGAACGGTTGCGCGGACGACTGGTTGGTGACGATGCCCGCCCACACGAACCCGGTGGTCAGGGATTGCGGAGTGGTCAAGGTGCCCTGATGGTTCCCGGCGAAGATGGCCCCGCCCAGGTCGGATGAGCTGGTCAGCAGGGTGCCGCCGCTGTTGTACAAGCCGACGAAACTGCCGTTCGAGGTGCCGGTCCCGGCCGCGGTCGCTGAGAACCACAGGTAGGTCGCCGTCAGCGGGGAGCGGATGGGGATCTTGTTCAGGTAGACGGAGCCCGCAATGAGCTGGACACCGTTCGGGTTGGAATCAATGTCATGCGTCCAGGCCAGCAGCCCATGGTCGACCGGGACGATGTTGGGCGACGTTTGCCATGTGGCGGTGGTGCCGCTTGTCCCGGTGAGCGCCTGCCCTGCCGTGGGTGCAACCGCGCCGGACACGTTCACGGGGGTACTGGTGGTGGCCAGCGCGACCGCTGTGCCACCACTGGAAGTGATGTAGTTGCCGTTCTGATCCACGAGCACGACCGGCTGCACATTCATGCCCGGCTGGATCTGCACCGTCGCGTTCGGGGGGCTTCCCCCGGTGACGATGCCCGGCGCTGCAGTCATGAAAGCGCTCCTAGAAGGTGACGAAGTGGCCGGATGAATTGACCAGGCAGACCGCCCGGACCTGCATCCCAGGCTGCACGGCCACGGTCACGTCTGACCGGCTGCCCTGCCCGGTGACAAGCGTGGATCCAGTGCCGCCGGTAATCTGGCACACCGGCTGGATGATCATGCCCGGCTGGACCTGTACCGTCGCATCCGGCGGGCCAAGAGTGGTGGGGGGAACAGGCACAGGCCGATCCTCCTCATGGCGTGATCGTCAGCAGGCACGGCTGCAAGACAGGCACCTCGGGTGCTGCAGTGACCTGAATCCACACCTGGTAGGTGCCGAGCGACAGGGCCGTCCCGCCGCTCGCTGGCCCGACGAGGCATTCCGCCCAGTACACGGGCCCGGGAAATGTAGACCACTGCCCCGTCACCCAGCTTTCCGAGGTGGGTTCGGTTTCCGGGTAGGTCAAAGGCGTGAAAGCGAACGCGACAGCATCGCCGGTCGGGTCGTAGCCGCCGGGTGCCTGCGCGAAAACCTGGACCTGGACGTCCTGGGTGGACAGGACGCTCTGGGCAATCGTGTTCATGTCACCCCCGGGACGGTCCTGATGGCCACTTCCACCGGCCGGTGATCGTTTTCCAGCGGGTGCGGGCACCTCCCGCAGTCCACTTCAAGCGCGCCATGCCGGTGCTCCAGATGACGACGAGGCGCCCGGCTGCAGCGGTGACGGTGCTGGTGACACTGGATGCGGCGGCGAGAGTGAGCTGGTAGACGACGCTGTGACCGCCGATGGCGACGGTCACAGCGAGGTCTGCGACTGCGGACAGGGTGCGGCTGATCACCCGGCCTGCCGACGCAGCAGTGTTCACGGCGGCGGTGAGCAGCTTCCCTGCCTGCCGGCCCATGCCGCCGCTGACGGTGACCGCCGCCGCGAGTACGACCTGCCGGACCTTGGTTATCGTTCCCGCCGCCGCCGCGTTAATGGCCACAGTCAGGGTCTTGCCGGTATTCCGTGCCAGTGCCGCCGCGGTGCTCATAGCGGCGGCGAGAACCTTCCCGGTGCTGAAAGCGGCCGCAGCAGCCGCAGTGACCACAGCGGGCAGCGGTTTACCCGTCTTCCGGGTAAGGGCGGCGGCGGCGGGCAGGGCGGCGGCCAGGATGCGGGTGGCGGTCCGGGGAACCGTGGCCTGCACGTTTACGGTGCCAGCGACGGGCCGTTGAATGCCCCGCAGCAGTGTCGCCGCAACATTGGCAACGACGGTGAGAGCTTTCCCTGCCCGCAGGGTAAGAGTAGCCGCGGTAGCGATCGTGGCGGTGAGCGCCTTCCCGGGGCGCCGGGCGAGGGCCGCGGCGGCAGTGAGCGCAGCAGGCAGTGTCACGATGTGGGCAGTGGGTGCCTGCGCTGCCCATATCGCGGAAACGCCGCCTGCGCCGTTGTAATACACGAGCTGCGTCCACGTCAGTCCGGCAGTGTCCGTAATGCTGCTGATGTCAGCACCGAAACTGCTGTCGACCCCGGTAATAATCGCGACCAGGAGTGAGCCTGAAGGCGGCGTGAACGATGCCGTGGTCAGGCTGGATGCGGTAGCGCTGGTCACGGCAGCGGGACTGGAAGCGTCCTCCGCCAGTGTCCCGCTGGCGAGGATCTCCGCCTGTACGAAGTCGCCGCCGGTCGCCGCCGGGGCGCTGCCGCCGTATGTGACCGCGACACCAGAAGTTGTCTTCCCGGTGCCCCGGTATGCGAATACCGCAACTGAGCTGGTCGCGTAGTTCAGCAGGCTTGTCGTGTTGGCGTCAACGGTCGCGGTGGTGGCCGGGGCGTAGACCGTGCAACCGTAGATGTACGAGCCGGTACCGGTGGGGGTGAGACCATACTGCGGTACCAGGTTGTCACCAACACCTGAAGCGAATGTCGCACCCGGTTGCGCGGTAGCCGCGGCGGCGCCGGTCAGTACCCTCACAGACAGGCCGAGACCGACTGACGGCGGATTAGTGATTGAGCCGGTGACCGTCAGGGATTCGCCGGCGTTACGGGCGGCCTGCAGCACCGTAGCCGCCGTCACGGTGGCGGCGAGCGGGCGGGCTACCTGACGGGTGACCGCCGCCGCGGCGTTCACGGTGGCCGTGACCGGCTTCCCCGCTCCGCGAACGATCCGGCCGCCGGCCGTAATGGTGGCGGCCAGTGGACGGCCCGCCGTGCGGACGATGGCCGGGGCAACGTTGACGGTACCGGCCAGGGTCAGGTTGCTGGTGTTCCCGCCAGACAGCAGCGGGATGATGAACGCGGACCAGTCCGTCGAGGTGATCGTCGCGCTGAACGTCACCGCCGTCGTAGACGCCGTATCCAGATAACACACCGTCACATACGGTGATGTGCCGGATTGCTGGGAGGTGGTCTCCGCGAACGACCCGAACCCCGACGGCGCCCCGCCGGTGCTCTTATTGAAAATCACGCCGATCGCGAGCTCGCTGGCGTGGGCCAGGGTGCCGGAAGTCACAGACGGGCTGCCTGTGCTCGCCTGCGCTGACGCTTTCGCGGAGTCGACTTCCGAAGAAGTTGCCACCCCGGACACGCCGACCGCGACCGCGAGTTTCTCGCCGCCGGACCCGACATAGGTGACGGTGATCGTGTCGCTGGTTGTCAGCGCGGCCGAGTCCGGCGCGATCCAGACCTGCCCGAACTCATCGCTGGTCACCGCGGGGATCGCGGCCGTGTAGGTGTTGCTGCTGCTGTCGATGATGCCGCTGACCGTGACGGAGGTGCTTGAGCATCCGGTCGAGACGATGATTGCGTCCCCGGCCGAGGTGGCAGTGCCGACGGTGATCGTCTGTGTCGTGGACGCGCTAGGGGTGCTCGACCCGATGTAGTAGGGCGTGCCGAACGCCACAGCTCACCCCCGGTTTCCGGCCCGGAAGGTCACGCAGCCCAGGGGCAGCGATGCGGCCGGTTAAGAGGGAATGAGCTGGTTATTCACCGTGAACTGGATCGAGTCACCGTTGTTGAGCGCGAGGCCCGTGAACGATCCGTGGAGAAACATCCGCTCCCCCACCACCGTCGACCCGGGCGCGTCCCCGGCGGTCACCACATCGGAGGCGGCGACATGCGCGTACGCCGCTGACCCGTTCGCCGCCCGGGTCACCGTCAGCGATGTCCCGCCGGTTCCGGCGGTCACCTCCATGACCTCAGAGTCGACCTGCACGTAAGAACTGTTGCCCGGCGTGTAGTTCGCACCCAGGGTCAGTGCGGTGCCCGACGTGGACGCGATCACCGTTGATGTCGACACCACCGTGCCGCTGAATGGCTTGGTGGTCTGGTCGAACAGGCCCATCTCGGAGATGGTTTCCCCGCCACCCTGAGTGCAGGTCAGCGTCCCGATGAACTGCAGGGTGTCGTTCGTGAACGTCGTTGTCGTCAGCGCTGTCCCGGACGACACGACACGGGACTCCGGGGCTTCCTGGAACAGGCCAACGTCGGTGGTCGCCGCGGACCCGGCACCAAGCCCGAAGTTCCCGTTGCCGCTGTTCCCGCCGAGCCCCCAGCCCATGTCACCGGGCACGGTCGCATAGGTGGCGTTCCCCGCATAGAACCGGGACCAGAGCATGTTGCAGCCGGTCCGGGTGACGTGAACATAGTTCGTCATGATGGCCTCGCCTTGTTCGCTCGCCTGATGCGCCGGTTCGCCGCATGCTGACCGATGAGAAGCCACCACAGGCGCCGCCGTGGGGCCGGGTAGTTCCCCGCGATCACGCCGAGGTCAGCGACCTCCGGCGGGTCTGGGGTGCCGCAGCCGGGACACGGGGCGTCCGGGCTGGGGCGGGGGCTGCCGCACTCGCAGGCGCGGATCACGACAGCGGACAGTTCAAGCGCACCGAAAGGGAGGCGGGTGTCCTGGCCGCTCACGGGTGACGTGTCTCCTTTCGGTGCCTGCGATCATGTGCGGATGGATGAAGCCCCTGTAACCGGCGAGATCGTGGCCGCCCCCGTCACGGACATGCGCTACGAAGACGAGGACCCCGATGCCGTCGCCCGCGTGCTCGTACGGGTGGAGTACGCCGACGGCCGTGTCCGGGAGTACGAGGCGAAGGAACCGCAGGACTTCCAGATGAACGACCCGGAGTCCATGTCATCGATGGTGGCCCGCACGACCCGCCTGTCCCTGCCCGGTGGTGGCGGGTTCAGGCCGCTCCAGGCGATGGTGTCGTCGCTGCGCTTGTCGTTCGCGGCCCATCCGCGCCACAACCTGCACATACGGACCGAGCGGACAGCTAGCAGTGCGCCAGGCCGACGGCAGCCTTCAGGGCCCGCCGCACCCGCTTCACATCTGCCAGCAACTCGCTGCGAACCGCCGGGTTGTCCCTGAGTTGCCCCGGATGCCACCAGGCGAGCGCCTCGATCTGATCCCCGTCAGGATCATCCGGGTTGGTCACCGCGTCCCGGTCACCGAACGCCGGAACCGCATCCTCAGATGGGACGGTGAGGACGAAACCCCTGTAGTGGCCATCCGGGGAGTTCCAGATGCCGTCCAGGTCCCCGTCCGGGACCTCGCAGCCTGTCTCCTCCGCCCATTCCCGGCGGGCCGCCTCATAAGCCTCCTCGCCGGGCTCGAGGTGACCGCCGGGGAACTCCCAGTGACCGGCCGCGTCATCATCCTCATCCCACGCGCGCTGCAGCATCAGGACCCGGCCGGTGTCGGCGGCGCGGACAGCGAGCCCAGCCACCCCCGGATCGTGGCCCTTCGCGCTCTTACCGTGAGCGTTCGGCGGGCGGCCCCGGTCCCCGCCCCCGATGGAGGTGACCGGTGCCTGCCCAGTGCCGTGGCCCCCAGCCGGCCAGTACCCGTCCATGTAGGGGGCGGGCCAGTCCCGGCCCGGTCTCGGCGGGACACCGCGATGCTCAGGCCATTCCGCGTCGTCAGCGTCGAGAGGTTCCCCGACATGAGTCTCGTCGCTGCGATCCTCGTACGGCCCGCCCACGGTGCCACCGCCGAGAGTCTGCACGTTCCCGCGGCCCTCAGAGTCACTGCGAGGGCTGGCGGTGACCAGGTGCTCCGCTTCGCTGCCGTTCCAGCGCGGCGGCTCCCCTCCGGCCGTCGCACCCGGCACCCCCCCGGCGATATCAGTCTGGATGCCGTCCGCATCATGGATGGTGGGCATCGGCCCGCCCATACCCGCCGCGGTGCCCTGCTGGCAGGAGTCGACGGGCCAGTATTCCTGACCGTTGCTGTCCACCGTCCGGGCGTACTTCTGCGCGGCGCCCGGGGCTAGCCTCCCCAGAAGACGGCACCGGCACCGGGGGTGATTCGGCGGTGACGGGTTGCCGCTCTGGAACAGGGCATCGAACGCGACCCAGCCCTCATTCTCATTCGCCCGGCAGATACCGCAGACCCTGGCGTCCTCACGGGTCTTCCAGAATTTCTGCATGACCCCGGCGAGCCGGTACGCATCGGTCATGCCACCGTTTTTGCCGCGCTCCACTTCGGAGACCGCAATCAGGTCCGCGCGCCCGTCAAACCCGAGCACAACCGGGATCGCCGCAGCCATATGCTCCGCGGTCTCCCCCGCCGCGGATCCCTGGCTGAGCATGTCCGCGAGCTCGGGGATCCGGGTGGTGATGATGCCCTCAAGCGTGTCCCGGCCATGGGAAGCGATCCAGGCGTCCATCGCCGCGGATGTTCCCGCCGTGCCCGTGTCACTGGGCTCCCAGTCCGGGTCCTCGTCGCGGATGACAGCCTCAGCGGTGTCCGTGCCGAGACGCCACGCTTCCCGCCACAGGGTGTCCAGGACGGGAGTGAGGTTCTGGCGGATCAGTTCCTCGACCATCCCCGCCAAAGCGACCGCGGTGATCGCGAGGGAACCAGTCAGCCACATGCGGATCAGCCGCAACGCCGCCCTGGCAACCGCGAGGAACGCGGCCCGGATCCGCTGCGCGAACGTCGTCGCGATCTGCTGCGCCCTCACCTGCGCCGGGGTCTGCTGCTGGTTTTGCCCCTGCTGCGGGCCGGCTTTATCCGCCCACTCGTACGCTGCTTTTGGGAGCACCACCGCGCCGACGGCCTCATCAACGGTCAGGCCTTTGGTGAGGTCTTCGGCGATGCTGGCGAGGATCGCACCGGGAATGTGCTCCGGCTCCCACGTCGTGATGTGGCGGCCCTTACGCAGATGCCGGGCCAGGGCCTGCAACTCGGACTGAACGGCTTTCCCCTGCCGCATGGTCCCCTGAGCACCCTCGGCGGCGGAATGCGCCGGGGTGCGGGCACCACCGCGGCCGGCCCGCTGCGGGGGTGTCTCCGCACGCAGGTTAGTTCCCGAAGGCAGCCCGAGACGCGGGTTGTGGGTGCCGACCGGACGGGACGACGGCGGGTGATGCACCCCCAGCGGGCGGGTGTCACCACGGCCGCCGACCTGCTGCTGGCCCTGATCCTCCGCGGTGCTGGTCTCCCCCGAGTACGCGCCGCCGGGAACCTGCTGCTCCAACTGCGCGCCAGGCACCCACTCGAACGGCACAACACCCATCTGGGTGAATACCACTGGGCCGCTTGTCTCCGGGAGGCCCCAGGGGGTCATCTGCAGTTCTTCGCGGGCCTCATCCACCGACCGGATACCATTCTGGACTTGCTTCACCAGAAGATCCGTTTGCGCGGCCTGGTCCTGCGCCTCATCCATTCCCGCGAACGTGAACTTCATATCGTCCTGGCCAGCGGTCTCATGCAGGACGGTATTGAAAATGTTGCACAGGAACTTCAGTAGCGGTTTGGTGCTGGTCCGCTCGTGGACGGTGCGGCTGGCCTGCGCCATCTCCTTCGCGGCGAACGGGGACACGACCGTGGAAACCTGCGGGATAATACCCAGGCTCATCGGGTCAACGTCATAAACCATGGCCACTTCGGTCATGATAATTTCATCGAACTGGTCCGCGAGATCCTGCGGCCTTTGCGGATCCACTTTCGACCCGGGCGGCAGCACAATAATCTTGTGATGCCACGCCTGATCCCCGGCATACGCATTAAGCGCATCCTGCAATTCCCGGACCTGATTCGGGGTGATATTAACGTCGCCGGGGGAAATGTACACGGCGGGAACAGTGCCCTCGGAGTAATATTCCAGCTGGTAGGCCTGCTTCCGCAAACCGGTCATGATGACGATCAGCGCCTGCTCCGTCGCCCCGAACCCGTAGGGGGTCTGGGGCCGCGGGTTCGTCGGCAGGTACAGCATCTGGTCGCTATGAAACGGTGCCCCGGCCTCAAAACCGCGCAGGCCGGCTTCCTCGATGTCCCGCTCGTTCCACATGGTGGTGAAATCGCTGCGGGGCACACCCTTCAGGTACTGCTGTACAGCAGGTGCCGGGGGGCGCGGCATCTCGCCGTGGAGTCCGAGCAGCGGCCGGATCGTCGCCCCGTCGATCAGCTCAAAGCAGTCCAGGTCGGAACCGCAAAGCCCCCGGCCGGCGCCCCGCGCCCATTTCGGCCGCATCAGCAGCGACAAGGCGTCGATCGTGAACACCTGGTCGAGCAGCGCCTTCAGGAACCCGTCGAACCCGAAATAGTTCGGGTCGGGGCGCTTGAAGAACTTGACGGCCTTCGCGCGGCGCTCCCCGAAGTCCCACATCGCCTTGTGGTCACCCTGATACGCCTTGCTGGCCTCATGGGTGGGCACAATGTCCCAGTCCAGGCCAGCGACCTCATCCTTACGCCGCTGGATGCACGTACGTGCGATCGAGTAGACGGAGGCGATCGACTGGAGCGTCGCGAACGACGCCAGCTTGAACCCGTCATTACCCGGCTCGGAGGGGAGGTTGAAACCGACCGGGTAGTCGAACCGCCGCGGTGCGGGCAGTTCCGCACCCGGATCGGGGGCGTCGACCGGCACCGGGAGGATCGGGCTGAACGGGCCGAACGCACCCTCAGTGAACGTCCGCGACGGCCGGGGCAGGAACGGGCCGTAAGTGTTGGCGTACGGGTTCTCGTTTGCCAGCTCGGCGGCCAGCGGCGAGATCTGCCCGATGCCGGGGCCTTGCGGGGCAGCCGTCGGCCGCGCGCCACCAGGAGCCGCCTTAGAAGCGCGGAGGATGGCGCGGGGGGAAGCCAATTAGCTCACCCGCTCTCGCTGCCTTGCTCTGCCTCGGCGTCGTCTTCCTCAGCCGCGTCCGCGACGGACACGACCTTCTCGGTGTCCCATTCGTCGTGCTTGTGGAACGTCACCGCCCGGACAGCACCCTCGCCGTCCAACTCGACGGCAGAATCGCTGACACCCTCGGGCCAGAACGCGCCTTTGATCACCTGGCCGTCGCCGTTGAGCTCGAACGTTGCCAGCCGAGGACAGGCGGGTGTGGACGCACCGGCATGCAGGCCAGCGCAGAACTTGCACGCTGCGCCTTCCTCGGCGGCTTCCAGTGCTTCTTTCCGCTGGTCCGGTGTGAGCGGTGGCCGGGGGCGGGTGAAACCTTCCATCCGGGCCCTGGCCTGCGCGATAGCTGACTGGGCGACCTGATCGAAGATGGGAGTGCCGGGAGAGGTGGGGACACCGACGCCGGGGTGGGTCACGCAGCCTCGCCTTCCGGCTCGTCTAGCGGGGAGGTCGCCCCCGGGACAGAAGGCGACCAGACAGAATGCTTTCCTGTATCTGGCGCTCCCGCGACCTCGCGAGCGCCTGAGTGTCAATGTCGTGACTTACGGTCATCTTCAGCCCGGCCGTGTGGGCGATGTCGAACATCATCCAGAAGATGCGTTCCCACTCCTCGAACGTGGAGGCCTTCCCGGCCAGTACAGCTAGTCCCCGGATGGCTGTCATTGCTTCTTCGGTGCTGGTGGCCTGTGGCTGCATGGCGGCAGCGTACAGGCCGGCATTTACGCAGCTTCGCCTTCCGGTTCATCGAGGGAGGTCTTGCAGTGCGGGCATTCAGTGCGGGCCTTGCCGTCCGCTTCCCGGAGGAACGCCCGTGAGCATGACGGGCAGGCCATGGTGCCGTAGGCGTCATGCCAGGACCCCGACGCGCCGTAGCAACTCTGCATCACAGCGTCACCACGGTCGGTGGACCTGCCGATACGCTTCCTGACGTCATCCTTGGGCTCGACCAGGACCCTGCCGTCGGACATGAACTTCTTGTGCAGCGACGTCAGGTCCCCGGCCAGCTCGTCATCGGGCGGGAGGGCAAGCGTGGCCCCGTAGGCGGGGTTCAGCATGTCCGCGAGATGAAACCAGCCGTAACTGCGGAGGTTGACGAAACCGAACTGGCCCGTCTTATCCTTCAGTGTCGTCTTGCGGGCCGCGTTGAACGGGTCCGTTTTCATGCCCTGCTCACGGAGCCGGTCGAAAACCCCGGCGCCGAGGCCGATGCTGTCGACCATCGCCCGGCATTCCGGGTCCTTGTCGAGGATGACCTTGACGCGGCCGGTGGTTTCCATCAGGTCCCCGCGCGGGAACGCGGTGATCGACACGATCACATCACCGTGCCGGACCGCCACAACCGACTTGTCTTTACCGGAGCGGGCGACGTCAACACCGGCGACACGGGGCCCGTCCTGCTCGGGCCTGCCGTCAGTGTCCCAGGCCCGCCACCGTTCCATCGCAGCCTCAACCCACGACAGGCTGATGATGGCGTCCTCGTCGTCGGCGCAGAACTCACCCAGAACATGGTTCTGATACAGGGCCGAGTTCTCGCCCCAGAGCCGTTTCCGCTGATCAGCCCACTGCTGGGACATACGGCCAGCGGCGACAGCTTCCTGGAGGGTGACGTGGCGGACATGCCAGTCCTCAAGCCCCGGTGCTTTGCGGTGAATGTCGTAGTACCGGCCCGACGGCTCCCCCGGCGTGCTGATCGCGAGAGCGTACGCCTCGAGGTCGGAGTCTTCCCCCGCACCGGACAGGATGCCCTCAGCGGCGTCGAACGTGTCCGCGGAGACGATCTTC